ATGTCCCCCGTGCTGGAATGTGTCTATCTGCGCCTCGCTCGCTCCGCTTCCATCCGTTCCGCTTCCAAAATATCGTGAATCAAGAGTGCGTAATTAAGAAACTCCACCGCCTTCATCGCAAAGATGGCATTGAACTTTAAAACGTCCTTGTTAGCCATCCTCCACACCACCATGAGCCAACCGTACCCGGCAAGAGGGCTTACGTCAGCCCCTCGGCCGTCTTCATCAGGTGCTTGGAATAGTCGCTCAAAACTTTCAAGTAGGGTTCGGAACTTAGCAAAAAAAAACTGACAACCCCCCAAACGTCCCCCACCTTGGCGTGTTTCTTCATCAGTTCGGCCCGCTCTGCATGGGCAGCCCCGTCGTATTTCTTGGGGAAGAATCCGAATAACCCACCTTCCCTGCACAATGTAGCCATGATGCGGTGGAGGTTCTGCAACAACTGCTTCTCGTCCGTGGTGTTTGCGTCCATCAGTTCAATCAACTGCCCAGCCGTGAGTTCATCCGTGAACACCGTTGGAATCCACCACTTGCCCCCGGCTTTGAACTTTCGCTTATAACCCAAGGCAGGCAATGCGTTCCACTCGCTGATAATAGCCTTGTATCTCTTTAGGACGCTCTTGGCGGACATCTCTCGAACGAGTGATATATCGACCCCCTCAACGATTGCGACGACCCCTGCACGCTTGTCGTAATCTCCCAGCACGCTGGAGAACTCAATGGCTCCGATGCGTTGGAACTGGTCGATGGTCAGGTCTTGGAGTTTCATAGTTTGGGTCTTGTGTTGCAACGGATTTCGGGAACGACGACCATGGGTAGGTCATTAAGCAGGGCGAGGTTGGTCAGGATGCTTTGGTCGTGGCGGTGGTCAATAAACGATGGATGGTTCGGATACTCGCTTGGGTCGTCATTCACGGCCTTGTCAACGTGGAGCCACTTGGACCACTCGTACATGAGGTCAATCGTGAAGTCGGTCTTGCGTAGTCCAAGGAACCCTGCCTCTATCTGCATCGGTTTCTCGTTAAAGAACTGAAGGCAGTCCATTAAGGCGTAGCAGTCGCCCTTGGTGTAACTTATGTGGTTATGGAAGTTTTGATGCAATAGGATGTGGTTGTCTTGTAGGTACTGCTTGGCAAACTCAAAGCAGCCGTCCCCGTGCAGGTCTTGGGCATCCAAGTAAAGCAGGGCTTCGTCATCCTGCAAATCAAAGAGAGCGTCAAGGATGATTTGAGGCTTCCACCTCCACCAGTTGTTGCCCCTGCCCGGACGTTTCTCGTCCTCGGTCGTTGTAATTGGGAAAGGGTATTGATTCGCCTGCGCCCTCGCTGCTGGAAGGTATTCACTCGTTGCGTAGTTGACCCCGACTAAGTACATCTTAGAACCCGTGAGAGTTTGCGAAGGCGTGCTTGAATGCAGCCACGTTGTAAGGGATGTCAGCGAACCTCTGCGAGTAGGCTCGTTCTAAAATGTGGCCGACGTGGGGAATAGCGACCAACTTCTGCTCAATGCAAGCGATGGTTAGGTCAAGGTAGGAATCGTCCCAAGTCAGCGTGTAATTGGAAGTTACAGGCACAACGGGTTGATAGAACTCCTTTGCACCCCTCCCAGTCAGTTGTTTAATGTGTGGCTCGTAGTTATCACCGCACGACCAGTAAGGCACAACGTCCACAGGGACTCGGAAATAGGCGCAGTAGGCCCTTTGGTCAAAGTCCCCGTTCCGGGTTAGGTCGTACTCGAAAAGATTCACGACATCGCCCTGCTTGATGTAGCCGTTCTTGGCTAAAGCATACCAACCCGTCCAAGCGACGAGGTTTCGGTGGCTCTCGATGTTGTCGGGTTCGTCCCTTGCGATAATGTGGTCAAGCCCAGCCATTCCACTAAAGTCCTTGAACCCAAGCATGACCCAAGTGTATGGGAAGAAGTCCCTGAACCTTCCCTCGGCTTCGCATTGCTTCACGATGTCGGTATCGTGGCAGAAAATGTAAGTTTTTGCCTTCATTTCTTGTAAAGAGTTAAAAGCATTCTGCCCCTTTGGTCCGTTGACCCCTTGGCTTCGTGTGGCTGCAGTTGGCTCGTAAGGTTGACCATCGTCAGCAGTTCGGCATCGTGGATGACCATCGTCCCACCGGGGTTCAGGGCTTTGTTGAACAAGGCAACCATTTCGGGAATCATGCCGTCCCCGTGGTCGGAATCGTGAAAGATGAAGTCAAAAGTCCTGACCTCTTGCAGGGCCATGTGGCTCGGTTGGTTGTTCCATTCGACCTTGAACTGCGATAGGAGGGCTTTGCGTTTATCTTCTACGGTTGTGTCGGTATCGTAAACCACCACGTCAAGCCCGGCCAAGGCGATAGCGAGCGTTGAGTGTCCGAGGTAGGAACCGAGTTCTAAAGCATGGCCTCCCTTGTGCTTCTTGGCTTCCTCGTAGATTTCAATGATGTGATCCACCGCAGTCGTGTAGATGTGCGAGTAATCCAAAGCCTTGAGTTGGTCGATGTGTTTTTTCATGTTAGAAGGTTATGACAAAGCGTTCAGGCGAAGGCCAGCCGGGGTTGGAATCAAAGACCTTGGTGTCGGGTTTCTTGCCAACCCACGTTTCGGCTCGGAATCGGTGGTCCCTTGCAGGTTCGCCCAGTTCTTTGATGTGGGAGGATTTGGCCCACCAAAAGTTGCCCCCAAAGTAGGGATAGCCTTCGGGGTTGTTGTGGTCCGCCATGTGAGGGAACTGTTCTTTTGTAATCCAATGGCAGCCGACTGCATCCACTCCTTCGAGCATCTGCATGGACCGCTCCCAAGCGACCACGTTGAAGAATAGCATGGACCTCCCCCAAAGTTGGGTGGTCAAGGATGGATTCGCAGCCCCCTTCGTGTGGGCGTACAGGTACACGGCTTCCTCTTCCTGCGAGGCCCGGTACATCTCGGTAAGGGTCGCCTGCTCCCAAGCGTTGGTTCGGGTAACTACGACCTTGACCTTATCGGCAACCATCGAGTTCTCCAGCACCTCCTTGACCGCCTTGCGTTGTTCGGGTGGACCGACGATGCCGACACGGATTTCGTCCAAGACATTGATGAGGCCGTAATTGCAGACCGCCATCATATGTTGGTTGAGTATCAACTGCCAGTTCCCTCCGCAGTAGATGTGGTAGTAGTGGATGACTTTCATAAGGTCCAAAGGAGGGTTAAAAGGGTGAGGATAAAGAAAACGGCTGCAACCGTCTTGCCGATTTCAATTAGCAGGTCAATGATGCGTTCGGGGTTCATCCCTGTTGAAGGCATTCCTTGAGTTCAAACTCCTCTGGCGCATACTTCTCGCCAACACCAATCGGGTCTTTCGTGTATGCCGTGAGTTCTGCCATTGCCTGTTCAATGCTCTCAAAGGCAAATGACTTGCATCCCACCCTGACAAGGCATCCTCGGTCAAGGAATGTGATTTCAACATTATTCCAGCGCTTCAGTTGATTGATTTGTTCTCTTGTGCGTGTCATTGTTTAAGGGTTTAGTTCTGCAAAGTTACACCACAACGTACTTCCCTGAGTTACTGACCCGTAACTTGTTAAGGGCCACATACCGCATCGCATCGCAGGCGTGATTGAAGGAGTCAATCGGGACCCCCGTGTTCTTGCCTTCCTTGTCGGTCGCCCAAGTGTAGGATCTTAATTCTTTGATGAGGTTGGTCGAGTCCTTGGTTACCTGCAACTTGTAGCGTTTCAGGATGTCGATGCCGTTCCGAACCGAATCGGGACCTTTCTCCGCTGGCTTGATGTTGAAACCTAACCGATAGATTTCCTCGATGCTCTTCGGTTCTGCTGAATCCGCCACGATTTCCCAAGCCCTTGTGATACCCAAGGTCCGCAACTTGTCTGCGATGTCTTGGTTGGTCAGGCCCGTGGAGTAAAGCAGTTCTTGGATGAGCAGGCAGTCCCCTTGGCGGTATATTGCTACAAGTGCCGTAGGGTCGTTGCTAAAGCCCCAGTCAAGCCCTAAGGCAACGAATTTCGCACGGCTGACATCGATACTCTCCACCACCTCAAAGTCCTCGTATATCGCACCCTGTAGCGTCCCGACCTGACCGAGGCCATAGACCTTGTACCAGTTCGCCCAATACTCCGAAGTTTCGGCCTTAACCCGTGCTTTCTCGATGAAGTCCCTTGCACTCTTGGGGCAGGCTTCGTTGTCCTTGTAGGTTAGAATGAGGAAGTCCACGTCCTCATCGTGCATCAGTTCGGAGTGAAACCAAAACTCGTTGACCGGGTTCCAGTCAAGGATGACCGACTGCTTGGTCCGTGCTGCCAATTCCGTGTAAGCGTGAAAGGAAAGGTTGTTGGCCTCGTTCATGTAGAGCCTGTCCCTCCTTGCACCCCTTAACTTGGAGTCATCGTCAGCCGAAAAGAACTCAATGTAAGACCCATTGGCGAACTTGTACCGAAAGTCGGTGGCGTTCCATCGGGCAGCATTGAACCGCCCTGTAACGGTCATAATCTTCATGAAGTCCCTCATGGCCCCACGCTTGAGGTGTGGGATGGACTCGGCTACGACGCTCGTTTCCGTGTAGGGATTCTTCGTGCAATAGTCAATTTCAACGGCAAGGATGGAGTACGTCTTGGATGCGGACGAGCCGCCTTGTACCCCTTTGACGAACCGCTTTAACTCACGGACCTTATTTACGGCCGTGGTTCGGATGAACTTCTCCTGCTCTTTTACCG